AAACAGGGAATAATGCCACAAGCAACAAGTTTATTAGAGCCTACTCCTGAACTGACAGATTCAGAGATTATTGCAAATGCTTTGAAAGGTTCAGGCACAGGTAGAAATCCTTTAGAAGTTCTTAATGATATGAATATTTCAAACTTTGAAAGAGCATTAGAGAATGTTAAAAACAATAAATCAACTCTTGGAGTAACTACCACATCTAAAAAGTTTAGAGAGTATGTAAGTGAAAACTACAATGATAAATCTTTCACATCGCTTTCTAAATCAGATAAAATAAAAGCAATAGAAGAGTATATTAAAACTTTACAATCTTAGGAAACTAAATGATAGACGATAATACATTTGTAGATTTTTTTCAGTCTGATTTTTATAACGAAGATGAAGCTATAGAAGAACTTACTCCTGAAGAAGAAGAAGAAAAACGTAAAGAAAAAGAACGAAAACGTTTAGAAGAACTTCAAAAAGCTGCTCAATCAGAGCAAGTAGAAGAACAAGAAACTATCCCTACCGATCAACCTCAAGAAGGTTTTGTAGACTTTTTTGATTCTGAATATTTTGCACCTACTGAAAAACCGAGTGTAGAAATACCCCTAGATGAAAGTATTTCTTTTGCTCGTAAAGTTGATTATGGTATGGCACAAGAACCAACTGCTATTGGCAGTGCTTATAGGTTAATTAAATCAGGAGTACAAGCAGCTTTTGACCCAGATGAAACTTATAAAGAAGCTAGAGCTAGAATTGAAAACGAAAGACAAGAAAAAATATTTGAAGAGTTTTCAGAGTTTAGAGGGCGACAAGAAGATGCAGGAGTAATGGTTGGTAGGGGTGCAATGGCTTTAATTGACCCTGTTACATTTTTAATACCTTGGACTAAAATTGCTAAAGCTGGTAAAATAGCCAGTATAGGCTCCGGTGCAGGTGTAGCTGCTGTTGATTTATCATTACGTGAAGAAGCCCTATATGGAGAAGTAAAACCTGAAACAGTAGCTCTTGGTCTTGGATTAGGGGCTGCAGGTGCTGGAGTAGGAGAGCTTGTTATGGCATATGCTAGACGAGGAGTAAAAACAACAGTTGATATTCCAGATGAAACTGGTAAAGTTATACAAAAAGAAGTAGATATACCTGCTGCAGAAGGACAAAAAGTAATAACAAAAGAAACTATTAAAGATGCAGACGAAGTAGCTGAAACTGTGTTTGTCCAGACTGAAGAAACAACACGTAAATTAGGTCTTGTATATAACCGATTGGATGAAATAGATGATGAAATTAAAGTTATAAATAAAGCTAGAAAAGATGCTGGTAAAAAGCCAACAGCTCAAGAAATAAACGAACTAGATGTTACAAAGTTATCTGAAAAACAAAGAGACTTTGCAGGAGAAATAAAAAAATTAAAAGCTGAAAAAAAGAAATTAAAGGATGAAAAATTTAAACTTAAAACAGAGTTAGTGCCTGAAGATTTATTAGAAATTGCTAGTGTTTCTTGGTTAGAAGGAGTTAAAAAAAACATAATGACAGAAGGAATGGCAAGAGCTATTACTCAAGAAATGGTTAGACCTTTGTTTGGTGGAGTTATTGGTGCTGGGTTAGGTGCTAGTTTTACAGAAGAAGGAGACGATAATACTGCTATGATTAGAATGGCTGCGATGGGATTTATTGCGGGAGCAGTTCAAAGAAAAATTCAAACCTCAGAATTTAAGATTATGGCGAAAGGACCTAAAGATGCAATCATAGATGAAGTAGATAAACAATACAGAAGAAGCATATGGACTTATTTAAAAAGTTTAACAGCAGGTTCTCATGTTCAAGACTTAATGGCACAAACAAATGCTGTAGTAAATTATGCAGCAAAAATGTTTAAGATGCAAGGTGGAGGAGTTACTTTAGGAAAAGTAACAAAAGATTTAAGTGTAGAGGAAGAAGCACTACGTCAATCAGCACTGTGGAGAAATGAGCTTGTCGATTTAGTTGGAGATGTTGATACTGAAGTAATGATACTTGCTGGTAAGATTGTAAATCAACGAGGTTTAAATTCTAAAAAAGCTTCATTTTTAAAACAAGACGATTTAACCAATCCTAAATTTGCAGAAGCTGAAAAACTAGCGTTGAAGTTAGATGATTATACTTTAAGATTTAAAGAATATGCTAAGCAGTCAGGATTAGATTTTACAGATGAAGTTAGTTATGGCTTAACTCAAATACTTAAAGACAATGCTGTAACGTTATCTAACAGAGTACAGGTAAAAGAAAGACTAGCGGATGCTTTTGTATTACAAAGTAAAAACGACCCTACTGTTAAAACTTTATCTAAGAAACAAGCACTAAATATTGCACATGAATATTTAAACTCTAGTACTAGCCTACGTAATAATTCTATTTGGGCACCTGAAAACTCCGGTAAATTGTTTCAATCAAACGGTGTTGAAAATACAGCAGGAAGAGTTGTTGCTTCTGATGAAGATTTTATTTTAACTGCTGCAAGACATTTTAATAAGAAAAGAACTTTATACGATCAAGAAGCAAGAGCTTTAGTTTCTGATTTATTTGAAGACAACCCACTTCTTACTTTAAAACAGCTAACTGAAAATACTGTAAAAATTGCAGAGTTCGCTAAAATATTTGGTGCCAAGGGGCAGGGAATAAAAGAAGTATTTAAAGAAATAGAAGATGACATTTGGAGAATGTTAGATACAGGTAATAAATTTAAAACATCTAAAGAATTTTTTAGAAATAATCTGGGTGCTAAAGCAATGGCAGATCAGCAAAAACAAAAAGTTAAACATTCATTAGAAGCTTATTTTAAAGTGTATGGGGCTGCTGGTGCACCTACAACTGAAACTGGAAAAGCTGTGGTAGCTATATTACAAGCTGGACTGGCAACTACAAGACTTGGAAAAGTTGCTATACCTAGTATGGGTGACTGGCTACAAACAATTACTAATAGTGGGTATAAAGCTTCGTGGAAATCTGCACTCGATCAAATTGTAAAATCTAGAACAGGTAAATCGGTAGAGGCTTTAGCATTAAGTAAAACAATTAAACAAGTTGATGGAAAGGATGCAACGTTTATAGATAAGTTTTTAGGAAATAATAGATACGATACGATTATTGAACGGGAGCTATCAGATATATTTTTTCCGGGTGGCGGAACTGCTGCTCAAGTTCAAAGACAAGTCACAAGTTTTACTAATAAATTTTTTGAAGTAGTACAGCTTGGTAGAGTAACAAGGGTTGCACGTAACTTTGCATTTGATGCAGGTACTTATAGGGCTATGGACATAGCTAAAAGGGTTGGAAAAGGTAAAAAAATTACAGATGCTTTACAAAAAGAAATAGATGCGTTTGGACTTACTCCAGAAAATTTAAAATATTTAAGTAAGTTTAATAACTTAGATGATGCTTTTGCCGATACTACAGGTAAAACTTTTTTAACAAGAGCAGGAATAAAATCAGCAGATAGAGATGCTCTTATCCCTACAGTAGGAAATAGAAGATTATTTACTCAGAGTAGAAATCCTTGGGTTAAATTTTTAGGAAGCTTTATGTCTTGGTCTCAAGCTAAAACCTCTCAAACTAATGCAATTATAGCACGTATGGAACAAGGAGATGCAGCTTTAGCTTTTAGAGTTATGGCAGCTATGCCTTTATATTATTCTGTATTACAAACTAAAAATTTTTTATTAGGTGAAAAGTCTCAAGATTATTTAGATGAGCAAAGTGTTTATGAAGAAATAGGAGAGTTGATTTCATTTAATGGATTAAATACTTACTCAGTAGATAAGGCTAGAAGTTTAGCAAAATCTGCTCAGATAACCGGAAGCATAGAAAGTTTTCCTGAACAGTTTTATCCTGTTTTAGGGTGGATGTTTGATGTTGGAGAAATACCATTCAAAACTGCTGAAGTAGCTACAGAAGAAGGAGCAGTAGAAGGAGGTAAAACTTTATTAAAAGAAGTTTCTGAAGTTACTCCAATTATTAAAGACATTGTTCCAGTTGTACAAAAATTTAAAGAAGAACCTAGGGCTTTTTCAAAAGGAGGACTAGTTGGTGAAGAAACTATTGAAGGTCCTCAAGTACCTTTTACACAGGATAATGCTGCTGATAGAATCAACCCCATCACAGGATTACCCTACAATCAACCCCTTATTAAGTACCAATAATATGAACATCGAACAATGTAAAGCTGAAATCAAACGACACGAGGGCGAAGTCCTAGAAATCTATAACGACAGTTTAGGTTATAAGACTCTAGGAGTTGGTCATCTATGTCAACCTAATGACCCTGAATATGATTGGGAAGTCGGTACACCTGTACCACAAGCAGTTGTAGATAGATACTATATGATAGACTTTGATAAGCATTATGCAGAAGCTATACACGTGTTTGGTGATAAAGAAAATTTTTATAAATTACCTGAAAAGATACAACATGTGTTAGTCAATATGTGTTTTAACTTAGGTGGTACAAGACTTTCAAAGTTTCGTAACATGTTAAAAGCTTGTAGAGAGCATAACTGGTTTGAAATGGCTAGACAAATGCAAGACAGTAAGTGGTATGGACAAGTGGGTAGACGTAGCTGGGAGTTACAGCAGGTTGTAATGGGGCAAGTTTAATGCTCCTGTACACTGAGAAACAATTAAACACAGCCTATAATATCTATAGGATGCATCAAATTGGACAAGGTTTAGGTTTTATGCAATTAGAAAACTTTAGAAGATTGTATGAAGAGATAATGGAGAAGATAGTATGAAAGGAATATTAAAAAATATAGTAGGTGCAGTAGCCCCAACATTAGGAACTGCTTTAGGTGGTCCTATGGGTGGTATGGCTGCTAATATGATAGCTGAAGTATTGGGTGTTCCTAACAATCCTAAGTCTATAGAAAAAGCTATTGCAGAAGCTACACCTGAACAAATGCTTGAGCTTAAAAAAGCTGAAAATGCTTTTGAAGTTCAAATGAAAGAGCTAGATGTAGATGTATTTAAACTAGAAGTAGCTGATGGGCAAGATGCTAGGTCAAAGTTTAGTAAAGATTGGACAGCTAGAATTATGGGGATTGCTGTTGTTGGTGGATTTATGGGCTACATATTTCTAGTAACACTACAACCACCTGAACAAAATTCTGAAGCATTAATTAATTTAGTACTAGGTTATCTCGGTGGATTAGCTAGTGCTGTAATTAGTTTTTACTTTGGAGCAT